TTTGAAATAGAAACAAACTCTGCAATTAGATTATCATTAATATCCATTTGATGGACCTTTTTTGACAATTTAAGTTTCGTTTCTATAGAATGTTTTTTATTTTTCCAAGAAGGCGGCCTTAAACCCTTTTCTTTCATTGTTTTGCTAATTTTCTGTTTTACCTTTTCAGGTTGTTTTCTACCGGACATCACAATACGTAAATGATTTTTTTCCTTTTCGGTTCGTTTCTTTTTTGAATTTGCTTTTCCTATTTTTTCTCTTGTTTCTTTAGAGTGAGGGCCTCTAACTTTGCCAAGTTTGGCCATCCTCATTTTTAATCTTGTAAGTTCAGGATTTTTGGACCAGGGACCAACCTTTTGATTTACATGTCTATTCAAATTATAACATATTTCCCAGTTGTTGAGGTATTGATCAATAAAATACTGTTCTCGCTTTCTTCTCTCTCTTGTGGAACCGTTTACAACTTCCAAAATCTCAAACAGAAAAACATCTTCTCCATGTTTGTTCCAACTTGCTAACAAATGCTTATTGTGATGCTTGCCTGCGTTTAGACGACTTTCATGCTGATTTGCTCGTTTTTTAAACGACTTAGCAGAACCAATATAAATTTTATCATTGGTTAGGTTGCGAATTTGGTAAACACCACCCTTATTCGCATTTCCTGCAAACTCTTTTTTCATTTGTCATCCTTCTTTATTGCAAGGATAACTATGTTTTAAGGTCTCCAGTTTTTCTTATTGTTTATTTTAAACTATAGTGTAGAAGCAACAAGTATTCAATCCGACTCTTTCAAAATGTCACAATCCCTCTAAATATGCAGGGTTTGTCGTCGTTCCACGACGATAACAATAAAGTGGGACCTTCAAAATACTTGTTCTCTGGAGCAATAAAGTCAATTTGGTGTTGAAATCGCTGTCTTCTGCTTTTTGACAACGAAGTCCCATGTTTCCCGGCATGAATTTCATTCCATGTGTCCAAAGTTGTTTATAAAACAATGCGCTAGCACCATGAACTTCATACTGCCCAGTAAAGTAGTGATTAATGCCTTGGGTGTAATATCCGGTAAAGACGCTTTTCAGAACCTCTTGATGGTTCATGACCATATCTTCATGAGGTCCAGGGCTTTTAATGAGGCGACTCTCAGCTTTATCCATTTCTTCTTGAGAGCCACAGTTATAAAATCCACAAAGCGTATGATAGCTGTTCATTTTCTGCATGACTCTTAGCGTCCATTCTAATCTTTGCGGTGTAGAAGCGTCGTCTGCGTCCTGTGTGGTTATCAATTGCCCCGATGCTCTCTGTGCAATAGCTTGATTTAGTGCGTTCCATTTACCAGTATTTTTGTCAAGGAAAAGCGGCTGAATGATTCGTTTGTCTAGTTTTATTAGTTCAGTGATAACTTCCTTGCTATTGTCAGTTGAGCAATCATCAACGATGACAACCTCAAAATTTTGATAAGTCTGATTTAAAAGCGATTTAACTGCTTGTTCGATGTATTTTTCATGATTGTAATTTGCTACAATTACTGAGATTTTTGGATCGGTCATTTGCTATCCTTATTGGCTGTGTCTCTTACACCAATCTTTGATAACTGGTGGAATGTCACACTCCAGAGTGACATGATTTGTTTTAGTGCCATTCCAAGGCGTGTGAAAAATATGCCCACCAGTTTCAGTAGCCAATTTCTTTCCAAGAGCTTTTATTTCTTTAACTGAAGCTTCTTCAAGTGATTTGTCAGCGAAAAATGGATTCCAACCCTCAGGTTTCTTTTCGTTATAGAGTGACAACCAAGAATCATTCCAAAAGTGCTTGAACTTTAGAATCTTTGATTCAATTGAAAACCATGAGAAGTGATGTGTCACTGGAAGGTGAGTGTTAATCATATTAAACCAGTTTTGGTAGTCCCTTGCAGCATTTTCATCAGTGATAGCTTTACGACGTAGCTGCTCGACTTCCGGTGTCACAAAATTAGAAAATGCAATTATCTCTCCCGTTTCAGCATGGATGTAATCGCAACCATCTGTGCCTTTCTTGGCATACAAAAGCCCATTCTCAACTTTTCTCAATTGCTTAGGGATTCCATGGGTAATATAAGGAAGATTCTTGCTGAGTCGCCATTTCCATGGGTTTACATCGATTCTTACTTTGTCCTTTGAACCCCAATATTCTACAACTGGCAATGCAATTATTGGGCTTTGATCCATAAACGGAGCTGCTTGGTTGATTAAGCTTTCAATTTTCATTCTTGAGCCAGGCTCAACGATCTCATCAACATCTAATTGCCAAAGATAATCTCCTGTGCATTTAGAACGAGCAACAGCTTTCATTTGGCCGTCGTAAATACCATGGTTTGGAGCATCCCATGGAACATCCACATGAACTACACGTAGTTTAGAATGTTTATCCATAAGCTCTTCGAGCTTATTAAGCGTGTTATCTGTACCGTCTGAACTGTCTGCTACAACAACTTCATCACAGAAGTCCAGCAAGCTTTCAATTGCTTCTACAAATGGGTAATCCATCTGAACACAATTCCTAGTTGTGCAGTATCCCGAAATTTTCATTTATTGCCTCAGTTATTTGCTTAAAGCAAAATTTTTAGTGTTTTCTTGTAATAGTCTAATTTCTATTAGAAAAGTTGTTAAATTGTTTATTGCCAATTCCAAACATGGATTATGGCATCATTGTGAATGTTTTTTATGAAAATTCCAAATTCGACGAAACATTTGCCAATGACTCAAAATTAAAAACAACAGAACCCCAACTGCGTACAAAATTCCTAAAGAAGAAGATAAGAATACCAACAGTGAATTTGTCGGTAAATTTATAAAAGAAATAACAAAAATAAACAGTGATAGTGGTGCTAATGTTAAGTTCCAAGCTGGAGAGAATATCCAGGTCCACTTAACTGTGTAGGTTAGTCTGATTTTAAATACTATTAATCTACTTTTAATAACAAGTAGATTCTTATGGACAGTGTTTTGTACCCGCATATTTGCAGAATCGACATGACATCTTATTTTTAATATGCATTCCTGCTTGAATTTGGTTGAGACAATCATGTAGCGTTGTCAACGCTTTCTCTATAGCTTTGGGACCAACAGACACAGGAAGAATATCAATTCTTGTTCCGTCTTTCCGTGCTCGTCTACGCAGAAAAGCAAATCCGCAACGAACTTCTTTCAGGTCAATTCCATGTTTTGCACACCAAAAATGCTTGTAGAATATTAACTGCATGTGTTTTTGGAAAGAACGCTTTTGTTCAGCTCGCCAACCCCAATTGGTTGTCTTCCAGTCAATAATCCAATAAACCCACTCCCCAGCAACCACTTCACCCTTAATTCCACTTAGTCGGGTTCCCTTACCCTTCTTCTTTTTAGGTACTTTGATAACAAGATCGATGTATCCCTTGAAGTGTTTGTTTTTTTGACCTTCAATTGGCTCAAATAACATTTCTTCAGCTGATACGAGTTTCCAACCAGGAAATTCCTCATCCAACCACTTTGGAGCTTGTTCCAATATAGGTTCTACGACATCAATAAACTCTTGTGCCTCCTCTGCTGTAACTGCATTCTCAGTGAACATAAGCTCAGCTATGCCGGCTTTAAGTTTTTTAACTGTCTCATCAGTCGAAGGAGTTTTGCCAGTTTTTACATATTGTTCTAGAGCATCATGAAGAACCGAGCCAAAGGTGGTGTGAATAGACGGACCGTCTAGATCAATTTTTTCTACATGTTTTAGCTTGTGTCGATAAGAACATTCATACCAATCAGATAGTTCAGAATATGAAATATGAAACTTTTGTGTTGGTAAAATTGTAGTATCTTCGAACAGTGAAAGTTGTATTTTATTTGGATTTTTTGCAGTCATGTTATTCAATCATCTATATCCGAACTTACATTTCTCGTGAAATTCATTTAAAGTTAATGAGTTTGAATAAGAGAAAGCACTCCTTAGGCCACCAGCAATAAGAGAAACAACTTCATCTACATGTTTATCAGTTTTCAAAGCTAGTGTTTTGCCCTCTGGTGTAGGCAGCTCATCACTTAGTCTTACATTTTTCATAGCATCCAAAGAAGCCATGCCACGGTATACACCCGGATGAGGTGCCTCGGGGCAACTTGCAAACATGCGTCCGCACATAACAAAATCTGCTCCTGCACCAAGGGCTTTGGCTATATCGCCTATTTCTTTTACTCCACCATCAGCGACAACCACTGTCTGTGGGTCTACTGATTTAGCAGCGGCGGCACAATATCTCACAGCTAAAAACTGAGGGATGGTAACTCCAGTGACATTTTTAGTCGTGCAAGCTGCTCCAGGCCCAATGCCAACTTTTATAGCATCTGCACCCCACCTAACAAGGTCTTCAGCGCCCGAAGGTGTTGCTACATTTCCTGCCATAACATATGCTTCTGGCAATTCCTTTCTAAAAAAGGAAATCATTTGCTTCATCAAGAAATGATGTCCGTGAGCAATATCAATGACAAAATATCTAGCGCCGGCCGCATATAAGGCTTCGGCCCGTTCTCTTGCTCTCTCAGAAACTCCTACCGAGACAAGGCAGGGCATTCCTTTGGCTTTCACCCACTCTTCAACATTGTCACCAATTGACATAAAACGATGAATTGCACCTAAGGCGCCAGCTTCTGCTATTTTGAGCGCCATATAGCCATCAGTAACAGTGTCCATATTTGCCGAAATTACTGGAACTTTAATAGTCGTCTTGCGGTGTTTGGGGTCTAAAACTGATGTTGTATCTACCCTGCTTCTCGATGTCACATCCGAATATTGTGGAACAATATAAACATCATTATATTCTGGCATACAATCTCCTGTTAGGCAAAATTACTCTATACCAACCAGATCATACTTTAAACCACAGCTCGAACAACGTGTGCATTTAAGTTGCCAGGACGTATAACCAGAACCGATAAAATCGGGACGTGAATTTACTTTATGAAAAACATGTTCTAACGACTCTGAACAAACCACACATTTTCTTTCCAAGCGTTGCCCACGTAGTTTTGAAAATCCTGAATCGATATCATAATCACCTGGTAATTTTGGCTTGTCAAAAGATTTGACAGCTTTTTGACCCTCCTTTAGCAATCTTCTGGCTTCTTCTTTGGATAGTGCTTGGGGAGGTGGTAGGTTCTTGTCAATTTTCGAGCTTTTAGATATCTTTTTCATTTACTTTATCCCAAAAGAATTTGGTTCGGTCCTTGAGGTATTTTTCGGTGCAATTGATAGAACCACTAAACCAACTCTCGTCTTTATGTTGAACATTATCATTCAGTTCAAGCTCAAGTCCTAGAAGCTTTGCTTCAATAACGAGTCGTGGACATGTATCATATCCTGCTGGTCTAAATACCAGTCCTTTCATCGTAGAAAGCTTTTCTAAAAAACTTGAATGTGTGAGGCCGCCAATTAAATCATACTCTAATCCTTTGCTTTCACACCACTCTATAGTAGCTCTTTCGGCTTTAATCCAAGAACCGCCGCTCATAATTGCCCAGCGCTCGTTAGGTTTTCTAGTTTTTCTCAACTCACGCAATTCTTTTAATTTGTCAAGTGTCTCGTCTTTAAATGTGGAACTTTGAACAATAAAATTGTTTGGCTTTGCTTGTGGGAACAAATGGACATACTCGTTCATTTGCGCTTCGGACATGAAGAATACTTTTTGTGCCCTCTGATAAAGAGCACGAACAAATATGCCGTGCTGCTGAGTATGACAGTTACATTCTTGTTTTTCCTGAAGCTTGTGAAGGTGTGAAGAGCGGTGTTTGCAATATTTGTAATCACACTCAATTACAAAAAACTTTACCCCCGATGCTACCAATTCTATTAGACTGGTTTTTGACATTTGGGAAAAGTTTCCGATAATCCACACTTTCTCCTTGTGATTCTCAATCAATTCAGTTGTAACAAGCTGTGAATGTAGCTTATATACTTGGCCTGGGGCTTTTGACATTAGAGCTTCGAGCGTTAACTCGGCGCCGCCTGGGTAATCTTCAGCAAACATGTCACTGACAACTACATAATCAACTTTTTGAGGAATATAGAAAACTTTAGGTGCAATCATAACAGTTCAGTCTAATTCGTCATTTTCTTAAAGACTTCATCGATTTTATCGATGTTTTCGATAAAATCACGACGTTGCTTAACCCATTCAGGCAATTGTTCTGTTGGAATTGGCAGCTTAATTAGAACATCAGTGTTTCTAATACGTCTTTCACAGCGCTCATGGTTTTTTTCGTTTCCAATTACATAACCAGTCCATTCCGCTTTATTTTTTACTTGAGCTACCTGCTGCATATAGTTGTTTTTTGCCAATGGGACTCGTCTATACCATCACATTCATCATACTATTTCAAGACATTTAGAAATCGATTATCAGCTAAACGAAATATCATGTCTAGTAAAAAACTCGTTTACAGTAATGTTTATCAAGCATCATCTTCATTTTATTTGTTGAAGAGATGGAAGTTCATTTTAATATATTCGACTGGTTTAGTGGGTGCTATGACAAAAGAAGGTAAATACACATTTTGACTCCAACGTTTTTTCTCTGCGATATCATTAGCATGAATATGAACAATACCAGAATTGAGAAATTTGATATACCTT